TGAGTACCCTGTACCACCAGGTAAAGTTACGCTATTGAATTGTACAATATCTCCTGCTACTAATCCATGTGTAGATTTAGTTACAGTACAAATAGCTGAACCAGATGCAGTTGCAATTGTTGCACCAGTCAAAGCTGCCTTTACAGGTGTAATGTCGTATAGCTGACCTTCAAAATATAATAATAAAAACTTATCTGTTCCTATAGCAACATACCTGTTACCATCAAGATCAACAAATGCAAACTGTCGTCTTGCAACACCACATATCGTGTCTGTGATAAGTGATGACCAGCCACCAACTTTTTCTGGAAGTAAGTATCTAAATCTTACGTTATCACAATCAATCCAACGTTGTTCAGCACCAACAGCTGTATTTTGTTTGTCGATTCCTGGAAAGAATGTAAAGTCAAGCAGAGCCATGTTTTAGCTCCTATATTTTATCTTTGTATACCCAGCCTAGTGTTGCATTAACATACACTAACGTAAAAGCTGAAGCATTTGCTGAAACAACTAGATTAGAACCGGTACCATTTATATTTGATCCACTTCTTCCAACTGTTAAATTGTTAGATGCAAGATTATTTCCGCTATCAATAAATGTAACTTCGTTTCCAATAGCAGGTGAAGCTGGTAAGTTTATCGTAACCGCAGCACTTATACCACTTCCTGATGTGTTTACTAAAACTTGATCACCATTTACTGCAGTATATGTAGCACTTGGTGTATGATACCCTTTAGTCTGTAGTTTGCCTGTAATATTTGTACCATCAGAATATAGGACTGTTGTTGATCCAACTGGTAAAGCTAGCCCGGTCCCTGATACAGTTTTAACTGTAAGGGTATAATTAGAAGCTGATCTAGATGTTGCATCTTCTACGATAAAAACTCTTTCTGCAGAATCAGGCATAGTAACAGCTCTGTTTCCAGCTAGTGTGCCAGTTAATTTGTAGTATAGATTCTTACCATTTGCTGTAGCATGGTTTGCTAAAGATAAAGCTACATCTCCAGACGCTACATCTAACGATAAGTACCCTGATGATGCTTGTTCTAATATTTGTAAATTTGTGTTTGTAATTGTACCCCAGGTTCCTGATTTTTCACCTGTGGTAATTAATTCTAGTTTTAAGTCACTTGACGTACTTGATGCCATATATTTCTCCTACGGATTATTCGGGTCAATAGGTACCCAGGTACCAGTTGCCCCCGGAACTATCGGGTTCCATGATATCACAGAAGCAGTACCAGATGCAAGGTTTATTCTTACTCCTGTCACACCTACTGTTTGACCTATTTTAACAACAACATTACCTATTGATATCTCTGTTCCAGTACCATTTGGTAGTACTCTTGCAGCAGCCGTAATTCCTACGGTACCTGTATCTACGTTTACTCTATTTCCTGTTATGCTAACAAAGACTGTTACGCCGCCTGGATCAGCAAAAGGTGAGTTTGCAAAGGGTGTTGCTCCAAATAACATATTCTATCCTAGTGATGTTTGTACTGGTTCCCAAGTCATAGTAGCACCTGGTACAATACCATCCCATTTTTTAATTAATACAGAGCCATCTGCAACATTTATTCTACTTCCATCTGGAGTAACGTTTGCTTTTGCTACAATAGTTACTGTTCCTGTTGATAAATTTACTCTGTTTGTTGTAACGGTTACAGTTGCGTTTGCTTTAGTTGTGACATTTCCTAACGCTACATCAACTCTACTACCTGTAACAGATAAGTTTGCATCAGCAGATATAGTTACTGAACCTGTACTAATATCTACTCTAGATCCATTTGGTAATATAGTTGCTTTACCAATAGTTGTAACACTTCCTGTATCTAGTTCTAATTCAGATCCTGTTACAGGATATTTAAATGCAAATGTAGGTGTTCCGGTATTTAGATTTACTCTTGACCCTGTTAAAGCTGTTACTGCTTTTGCAACAATAGTTGGATCACCGCTTGTAACATTAATACGGCTACCATCAGGAGATACAATAACACCTGTACCTTCAATAATAGTTACATTACCGATAGTAAAATTAAGTCTATTACCGGTAACAGCAATATTTGCTTTACCTACTAATCCTACTGTACCTGTTGATTCATTAATTCTAGACCCAGATACGCTTACAAATGCGTTAGGGTTAAATCCTGAGTCTCCAAAAGGTGCTCCTGCAAAGGTAGTTCCGCCAAAAAACATATATTATAATCCTTAAAAGGAGGCTGTGTGGTATGTGGTGGTGACACAGCCCCCATCTAAGAATTATATCATCGTTTAAACCAAGAAGGAAGACCTAAATGTGGACGCTTGTCAAACATATTATCCCTCGCTCCAGGTGTTTTACGATTGTTATAATGCAAAAAAACTTGTACGCATTCTTTACCTCTAAATTTATTTCGCCAATGTTCTAGCTCACAGCCAGAATAAACCAGCATATCTCCTGGTTTTAGATCTACTTTAATACCTTTCTTCCCTACCTCTCCTGATGGCTCTAAATATATTGGCCAATCATCACCACCAAGATTCATAGTCGTAGATATCTCACAACTAAATCTGTCTTTGTGTCTTTTAAGTTCATCACCTTTTTTATATATTCTAGCATACGTATATGCAGGATATAATTTAAGACCTGTTGCTTTTTCCATATTTGGTAAACATTTTAATAACAATGTTTCCATAGCCATATTAGAGTATTGAGAATATGTGTTTGGAATTTGTTCATTCTCTCCTTCATAATATCCAATGATAGTTTCAAATGGTGAAAAGTATCTACGCTCTCTACAAGTATCATAAACTTGTTTTTGCATACAAAAATAGTTTGCAACAAAAGCTGCTAGGTCTTTTGATATTGCTTGACGGATAACTGTATATTTATTTTTTTTAAAACTCATATTTTTTTAAGTAATTTTTTATTAACTTCTTGAAACTCTAAATTAAAAGAAACAATTGTTTTTCTTTCTTTTGTTTTCATTTTTCCTGATCTATGTATTACAAAACTAGGAAAAATAACTATATCACCTTCTTTAGCTTCTATCTTAAATTTATTTTCAATATTAGTAGGATCTATTAGTTCAGTTAAGGGTGCAGATTGTGGTAATTCCAAATAATATACTCCTGTGTAGTTTTGCTCATGGATATGCCAACCATGCATTCCATTCTCAGCATATTGTTGAAACCACAAGGCTCTTAAAAAATAGTTTTCAAAATTTAATTTTTTTGCACATTTCATAAAATGATCTTTTATAAAAGGAAGTAAAACTTTTACCCATGGTCTTTCTTTTTTTCTAGAATTAATCCAATCTAATTTTTCAATAGCATCATCGTGATAGATATCTTTGTTTTTATATGAATCTGCTTCATGATCATCAATTAATTTTAATATATTTTTTTTAATTTTTTTATGTCCTTTTAATTTATCTAAAAGTATTTTTGTTTTTATAGTTAATTCTTTCATACTATAAATCTTTAGCCATTTCTTTCGGTACAGCTTGTATGTTCCAATGTATAAATCTAAAAGGCTCTTTACCAAAGTCTACACTAAACTCGTGTTCTAAAAACCCTGGGAAGATAATTAATGTGCCTGGTGTAGGTTTAAAGTGAATTAACTCTGATCCACCCCATACACCTTTTTGATCTTTCATTTTTAATTTTGTAGCTCTAGCTCCAGTACGTGGTTCGTGAAAGATTGGGTATGATGTTTTATCACTACACTTTAAAAAGTAAAATCCTGATACGTGTTGATTCCAATGTATATGTGCATTGTGATGACCACCACCTTTTTTAGCAAACTCTTGTACCCACAATTCAGAAAACATAGTTGTGTATTGTTGCATATCAAAACCTTGGTGATCTAGATATTCCCAAGACTTTTGACCAATGTAATTTCTAAAATCTAAAAAGTCATTGTCAGCTGTAAGCGGTGTTGAGTGATATGATCTTCCAAAATCACCATGCTCTTTTATAAATTTTTTCTCTCTTGTTCTTGCATCTTTAATATATTTATTGGATGCCTTGTTTAAAGATTTTAAAAACTCTGGTTTTTGTTCTGACCAAATAGTTGTGTTAAAATAGTTACTTATATACATTATTTAAAAGGCCTTCCTAAATGCCAAACAACAAGACTATATCTTGTGCCGGCGGTTACTGGTTTAACTCTATGCCAAACAAATGAAGGAAATACAATAATAGAACCTTTGGGTAATATTTCTTTGCATTTTATTCTATGCTTTGATTCATCTCGCATATGTGGATCATAGTTTCTAAAATCAAATTCTAATTCACCACCTTTGTATTCTGAACCATCTGTTAACTGACAA